TTAACAGATCAAACTTTCAACAAGAAATATTTGAATTGTACCATGACCTAATTACATTTGGTACAGCAGCAATGTTTATTGAAGAAGATGATGATGATATTATAAAATTTTCAACAAGACATATTAATGAAGTTTTTATTGCAGAGAATGATAAAGGCAGAATAGATACAATCTTTAGAAGATTTAAAATAAGTGCTAGAGCTGCAATGCAAAAGTTTGGTGATGCAACATCAACAGACATTAAAGGTATATTTAAAAAAGATCCATACCAAGAAGTAGAAATACTACACGCAGTTTATCCAAGATCAGATTTTAATCCAAAGAAAAAAGATAAATCTAATATGCCATTTGAATCTGTTTATTTAGAATTTAAAAATGCAAATGAATTATCTATTAGTGGATTTAGAGAGTTCCCTTTCGTAGTGCCTAGATATTTAAAAGCATCAAATGAAATTTATGGAAGAAGTCCAGCAATGACAGCATTACCAGATGTTAAGATGTTAAATGAAATGTCAAAGACTACAATCAAAGCTGCACAGAAACAAGTTGATCCACCACTATTAGTTCCGGATGATGGCTTCTTACTTCCTGTAAGAACTGTACCGGGTGGATTAAATTTTTACAGATCAGGTACAAGAGATAGAATAGAACCATTAAACATTGGTGCAAACAATCCACTAGGTTTAAATATGGAAGAGCAAAGAAGAGACAGTATTAGAGCTGTGTTCTATGTTAATCAACTTATGATGCAAGATGGTCCGCAAATGACAGCAACAGAAGTTATCCAACGTAACGAAGAGAAGATGAGATTACTTGGTCCAGTATTAGGTAGACTACAATCAGAATTATTAAAACCATTAATTGATAGAGTGTTTGCAATATTACTTCGTAATGATATGTTACCACCAGCTCCAGAGTTTTTATCTGGTAGAGACATAGAAATAGAATATGTATCACCACTTGCTAAAGCACAAAAATCTTCAGAGCTACAATCTATTATGAGAGCAATAGAAATATTAGGCTCAATGCAAAATATTGCACCAGTATTTGATTATGTTAATTTTGATAATCTTGTTAAACATCTAGCAGACATTGTTGGTATGCCACAAAAATTATTAAAATCACAAAACCAAGTAAACGCAGAAAGAGAACAAGCCGCAGCACAAGCTGCAGAACAACAACAAATGGCACAGATGCAACAAGTTGCACAAGCCGGAGGAGATATAGCACCACTAGCGAAAGCATTGCCAGAAGAAGCAAAAGCTCTAGCAAATGCTGAAGTGGAATAATATGAAACAAGATAAACAACTAGAGAAATTTATAGCAGGACTAAAAAAAAATTATCAATACATATTCAATACAGACGAAGGCAAAGAGGTTTTGTCTGACCTTGAAAAAAGATGTCATTATCATTCTACCACTAATGTAAAAGGTGATAGCCATGAAAGTGCATACATGGAAGGACAACGTAGTGTCATTCTATTTATTAAATCAATGCTACGAAAAGATAAGGAAAAATAAAAATGTCAAATGAACAGATAACACAGGAAACTGTGCCTGTAGAACAAGCGACTACAGAAACAGTACAACCAACACCAACTGCCACACAAGTTGCAGTAAAAGGAGCAGATACTCCTGCACCACAAACATCATCTTGGAAAGATTCTATTAGTGAAGTTTATAGAAATGATCCTAACATTGAAAAATTTACTGAAGCAGATGCTTTAGCTAAATCTTATATCAATGCAGTTAAAATGATTGGTCAAGATAAAATAGCAATACCAACAAATAATTCAACTCAAGAAGCATGGGATGAAGCCTACGCAAAATTAGGTAGACCAGAATCTCCAGACAAATATGCTTTAGATGCAAAATCAGATGTTGTTCCTTTTGATGATACTGCAATTAAATCTTTTGCCGAACAATCACATAAGTTGGGTTTAAATAATAAACAAGCTCAAGGTATATTAGAGTTTTATAAAAATAATATGGAAGGCTCTGCACAACAAGCAAAGATAGATACTGAAACTGCTCAATCTCAAGCTGAACAAGAGTTAAGACAAGAATGGGGTAGAGACTTTGAGGGTAAAGTTAAACAAGCTGGTGCATTAGCAAAAGCTAATATTAATCCAGAAATTTTAGATATGACTTTATCTAATGGTATAAGGCTTGGAGACCATCCAGAAATTATTAAAGGCTTTGCAAAAATAGCAGGAATGATGTCAGAAGATAAAATTGTTGCAACTGAAAGCGAAAATGTAAATACGATTGCAGATATTGAATCTGAAATATCGGCTATTACTAATGATACTAATGGACCTTATTGGAATAAGCAACATCCAGATCATGATAAAATGGTACAACAAGTTTACACATTAAGAGAAATGTTAAATGCAGATAAATAATCTTAATGATAAAGAAATTCGATTAGAAGTATTGCGGTTGGTTAAGGAGACAGGATCTGAACTTCAGAAAAATGATCCCTTGCCAATCGCTGAAAAATATTATAATTGGATAGTAGGTAAGAAAATTCGCAAGAACCTTACTGACAAGAAGGAATAGACTTCTAGTCTAAAAGACTTAAAATCCAAGAGATGCCTACTATTATTTAGTGGAGAACCTTTCTGATTATTTTAACTTAACAATAATATGGAGAGACAATTATGTCATCAAATATAACTACAGCTTTTGTACAGCAGTATTCTGCAAACGTACAAATGCTTTCTCAACAAATGGGATCGTTATTAAGAGACAAAGTTCGTGTTGAATCTGTGGTTGGAAAAAATGCTTTTTTCGATCAAGTTGGTTCAGTAACTGCTATTGAAAAAACTAGCAGACATTCAGACACTCCACAAATAGATACTCCTCATGCGAGAAGAAGAGTATCTCTTGCGGATTATGAATTTGCTGATCTAATAGATCAACAGGACAAAGTAAGGCTCTTAATTGATCCAACTTCATCTTATGCTCAAGCTGCTGCTATGGCAATGGGTAGAGCAATGGATGATGTGATCATTTCTGCTGCACTAGGAACTGCGTTCACTGGTGAAACAGGATCAACTAGTACATCAAATGCGAATCAAATCGTACATGGTTCAACTGGTTTAACTATCGCTAAATTAAGAACTGCAAAACAGACACTTGATTTAGGTGATGTAGATCCTTCAATTCCTAGACACATTATCGTGTCTCCGAAGCAGATCACTGATCTTTTAGGAACAACTGAAGTAACAAGTTCTGACTTCAACACTGTCAAAGCATTGGCAAATGGTGAAGTAAACTCGTTCCTTGGTTTTAATTTCATTGTATCAAACAGACTAGCATTATCTAGCACAACTAGATCATGTATAGCTTTTGCACAAGATGGAATCGCTTTAGGTGTTGGCAAAGATGTCAATGCTAGAATAGACGAAAGAAGCGACAAGTCTTATGCCACTCAAGTGTACTACTGCATGAGCATTGGTGCTACTAGAATGGAAGAAGCTAAAGTTGTTGAAGTACAATGTACAGAATCGTAATAGGAGGACATAAATTATGACAACTAAAAATACAGATTTAGTAGCTAATTTTGAAGCCACTCCACCAGTTCTTAATAACGCAGCTGAATTAGCTGGTGTTGTTAGAACTGCACATGGATCGGTAGAACTTGCTGCTGGAGATAGTACAGATAATGACATTGTTATGTTAGCACCTATTCCTTCTAATGCTGCTGTTCCACAACTTTTTGTTGGTTCAGACACATTAGGTGGTTCGTGTACATTCAATGTTGGTATATACAAAACTGATGGTACAGTTAAAGACGAAGATGTTTTTGCTAGTTCAGTAGCTGATGAAGCTGCTCTAACAGATGTTCGTTTTGAAGCTGCTGATCTAAACACTGGCTCTCAAAAACTTTGGGAATTAGCTGGTGATAGCACAGATCCGGGAGGATACTTCTATATTGCGATTACTTTTAACGCAACTGGTGGTACTGCTGGTACATTAGCTTGGAACATTAATTACGTAGTTAATTAATAAATAAAATTTTAGGCGGTGAAAGCGAGAGTGGAAGCCGCCTAGAGTGCATGAAAAAGATACAAGATTTAAAACCTGTACTACACTTTAAAAAAGATAATTATGTATACAGGTATGTATTAGTAGATAGGTTTAAACATGATACTAAATATCATTATGGCTTTGATACTAAAGAAGAACGAACAGAAGAAGAAATATTTGCGTTAGAAAAAGATAGACAAATAAGACGTAAGTATATTATAAGGAAGTGATATGGCATCAACAGTAGACATTTGTAATGGAGCATTAAACCAATTAGGTGCAACAACTATTTTATCACTTACAGAAGATTCAAAAAACGCAAGACTTTGCAATTCAAGATATACTCAAGTAAGAGATGGTTTATTTAGAACACATCCTTGGAACTGTTTACAGAAAAGAGTTGAATTAGCAGCAGACACTACAGCTCCTGCTTGGGGTTTTAGTTATGCTTATACTTTACCAGCAGATTGTTTAAGATTACTTAAAATATTAGATTATGATTCAAACTACAAAGTAGAAGGTAGAAAGATATTAAGCAATACATCTAGTATGAAAATATTATACATTGGTAGAATTACAGATCCTAATGAGTATGATGAATTATTAAGAGAAACTTTATCTGCTTCTTTAGCTGCTGATATTGCTTTTGCAGTTACTTCTAATAATACTACAGCAACAAATATGTATAATTTATTTCAAGATAAATTAAAAGATGCTAGATTTGTAGATTCAACTGAAGGTCAAAATGTTGAACAAGATTTAGGCATGGCAGATGTTATAGACGCAGGTACATTTATTAACTCAAGGTTTTAGACCATGGCTAGAGTTGCAGTTGAATTAACAAACTTTACAGGTGGTGAGCTATCGCCAAGATTAGATGGTAGAACTGACTTAACTAAATATACATCTGGATGTGCAACATTAGAAAATTTAGTAGTATATCCACATGGTTCAGCAGCTCGTAGACCCGGCTCTACATTTTTAGCAGAAGTTGCTGATAGCGATAACAAAACAAGATTAATACCTTTTGAATTTTCAACAACACAAACTTATATGCTTGAGTTCTCAAACTTAAAAATGAGAGTGTATAAAGATAGTGGTGCTGTATTAGAAGGAGATAAAACTATATCTGGAATTACAGCTGCTAATCCAGCAGTAGTAACCGCAACTTCACATGGTTATTCAAATGGTGATGAAGTATTAATTAGTGGTGTTTCTGGTATGACAGAAGTTAATGGTAAAAGATTTTTAGTTGCAGATAAAACAACAAACACATTTGAACTACAAGACAAAGATGGAGTAGATATAAACAGTTCTGCATTTACTGCTTATAGTTCTGGCGGTGTAGCTAATAAAGTTTTTGAATTAACAACACCTTATACTACTGCACAACTATTTGATATTAAGTTCGCACAATCGGCAGACGTCATGTACATAACGCATCCAGAACATGAGGTAGAAAAACTATCTCGTACTGGTCATACTGCTTGGACATTAACAGATGTAGATTTTACGAATGGTCCATTCATGGATGCAAATATAACTACAACAACTTTAAATCCAGCATCACATACAGTAGGTACAGGAGTTGCAGTAGTTGCTAGTGCAGTTACAGGAATAAATGGTGGTAGTGGATTTTTAGCAACTGACATTGGAAGATTAATTAATTTTAGAGATGGTTATATGAAAGTTACTGCAAGAGCAGATACAACAAATATTACAGTAGAGATTATAAAAGATTTAGGATCAGCTACTGCATCAGCAGATTGGTCTTTGGGTTCTTTCTCTGACACTACAGGTCATCCTTCTTGCGTAACCTTTTTTGAACAACGATTAGTATTTGCCGGAACAACTAATCAACCACAAACAATATTTTTTTCAAAATCAGGTGATTACGAAAACATGGATGCAAACATTGGTGGAACAATAGCTGATGATGATGCAATCATTTATACAATCGCATCTAACCAAGTTAATGCTATTAGATTTATGACAGCAACTAGAACTTTAATTATTGGTACAGCCGGTGGTGAGTTTACAGTAAGTGGTGGAGGTACAGATAGTGCAGTTACACCTACAAACATATTAATTAAAAAACAATCTAATCATGGTTCAGCTAACGTAGATGCTATATCTGTAGGTAATGCTACATTGTTTTTACAAAGAGCTAAAAGAAAAATTAGAGAACTAGCTTATAACTTTGATGTAGATGGTTATATAGCTCCCGATATGACTATCCTTGCCGAACATATTACTGAAGGAGGTCTAACACAAATTGCATATCAACAAGAACCTAATCAAATTGTTTATGGAGTTAGAGGTGATGGTGAATTAGTAGGATTAACTTATCAAAGAGAACAACAAGTAACAGCTTGGCACAGACATATATTTGGTGGAAGATTTGGTGTAGCAACAATTACAGTTTCTGATTATGCAAACATTGCAAATGGCACTAAATTAACTTTAACAAAATCTGATGGTACAGTTGTAGACTTTACTTCTACTACAGGAACTGCAGGAACTAATGAATTTAAAACTGAAACTAATAATAATACAACAGCAACTAATTTAAAAACTGCAATTAATGCTCATACTAATTTTACAGCTACAGTTAATAGTGCAGTAGTAACTGTTACTGAAACTGCACACGAAGCAACAGGATATTTAACAATTAAAAGTTTTGATAGCACAAGATTAACTTCAACAAGTGAAGGTAAAGCAGTAGTTGAAAGTGCAGCAGTTATTCCAACAGATGACACAGAGTATCAAGTGTATGTTATTATAAAAAGAACAATCAATGGTGCTACTAGAAGATATGTAGAATTTTTAAATGTATTTGATTTTGATCAAACAGATAATACATCATTTAATTTTTTAGATAGTGAATTAAGTTATAGTGGTAGTGCTGTAAGCACATTGTCTGGATTAGATCATCTTGAAGGACAAGTTGTTTCTATATTAGCAGATGGTGCAACACACCCAAATAAAACTGTAAGCTCGGGTAGTATTACTTTAGATCGTTCATCAAAAAATGTTAAAGTAGGTTTGGCATATACATCTTTACTACAAACTATGAGATTAAATGCTGGATCACAAAATGGTACATCACAAGGTAAGACAAAAAGAATATATGATATTACAGTTAGAATGTTTGAAACTATAGGTGTAGAAGTTGGAC